AGTAGCAAGTGCAAATAACATGGGTGGTACTTCAGCTAACATCGTAAAAGGTGGAGAAGCAGGAAGTGGTGACCATGCTGGTCTAGGCGAACTGAACGCAAAAGACCAAGACGGCGGAAACATCAATGTACCAGGCGGTAAAGCGTCTAAAGCTGGTAAATCAGAACCAGGTCACGGTGCAGAGAAAAAAGGGAAGCCAGAACAAGCCGATAAGGGTGCAGGTTCACCACTAAACGGCGCTCCTAAAAGAGCAAAATAAGGAAACTGAATGCAAAACTTTCTAAGAGAGCATCTGACATTTGACCAAGCTAACATGGTCGTTGAGTCTGCTGAAAATTCCAATGGAGGAAAAGACTTATACCTAAAAGGTATTTGTATACAAGGCGGGGTGCGTAATGCTAACCAACGTGTATATCCTGTAGAAGAAATTGGCAGGGCTGTCAAAACTCTTAATGACCAAATCCAGGGAGGATATAGTGTTCTTGGAGAAGTTGATCATCCAGAAGGACTTAACATTAACTTAGACCGTGTATCACACATGATTACTGAAACGTGGATGGACGGACCTAATGGTTATGGTAAATTAAAAGTATTACCAACCCCAATGGGGCAACTAGTGCAAACAATGCTGGAAAGCGGAGTTAAACTAGGTGTCTCATCTAGGGGATCTGGTAACGTATCAGAAGACGGAAGCGGAAACGTTTCCGACTTTGAAATTATTACAGTGGACGTAGTTGCACAACCTAGTGCTCCTGGAGCGTACCCAACGCCAATATACGAACACTTGATGAACACCCGCGGAGGGTACCAGGCATACGAACTAGCACAGGCAACTAAAGAAGACCATAAGGCACAAAAATATTTAAAAGAGAGCTTATTAGGAATAATAAGCGGGCTCCGATAACTGAGGAGAATATAATATGTTGGAAGCATTAAAATCACTCTTCGAGAGCAGCGCACTTTCAGAAGAAGTAAAAGCAGAAATACAAACGGCTTGGGACGCGAAGATCACTGAGAATCGCCAACAAGTTACCGCTGAACTTCGTGAAGAATTTGCAAAGAAGTACGAACACGACAAGTCAACAATGGTGGAAGCCATTGATAGCATGTTATCTGAAAGATTAGCAGAAGAAATTGCTGAATTTTCAGAAGATCGTAAACAACTTGCAGAAGCTAAAGCAAAATATGCCATTGCAATGCGTGAAAACGCAGAGCTAATGAAAGATTTTGTTTTAAATCAACTTTCAAAAGAAGTTGGTGAACTACACGAAGACAAGAAAGCAATGGCATCTAAGTATGCACAGCTTGAGGAATTTGTAGTTGAAGCTCTTTCATCTGAGATTGCAGAGTTCTATGAAGATAAGAAAGATTTAGCAGAAACAAAAGTACGTTTAGTACGTGAAGCTAAAGAACACTTCAAGAAAGTTAAAACTAACTTTGTTGAAAGAAGTGCTACGGCAGTATCAGAAACTGTTGATAAAGTTCTCAAAGGAGAAATTAGTCAACTTAAAGAAGATATTGAAGAAGCACGAAGAAACGATTTTGGTCGCAAAATATTTGAATCATTCAGCAATGAATATGCAAATAGCTACCTAAATGAAAAAAGCGAAAGTGCTAAGTTACTTAAAGTTATTGACCTTAAAGACCAACAACTTCAAGAAGCAAAAGCATTTGCTACTAAAGCTAAAACATTAGCAGAAGCTCAGGCAACTGAGAAGAAGCAATTAGTTGAAGCAGCAAACCGTGAAAAGATCATGCGCGATCTAATTGCTCCATTGAGCAGAGATCAGCAAGAGATTATGACAGACTTACTGGAAAGTGTACAAACCACTAGATTACAAAAATCTTTTGACAAGTACCTACCATCAGTTATTGATGGCCAGACTCCAGCAAAGCGTAAGGCAATATTATCAGAAGGCACAGAAGTAACAGGCAACAGAGAAAAAACAACGACACATGTCAAAGCAGACGAATCAAATGTACTTGATATACGCCGTCTTGCTGGATTAAATTAAGGAGAAAATGATGTCAGAACTATTAGAAAGTCGCTGGACAGAAACCAAAGATGCTCTTCTTGAAGGCCTAGACGGTAACAAGAAAAGCGTAATGGCTGCCACACTAGAAAACACTCGCAAGTATTTGTCTGAGAGTGCAACAGCTGGAGCAACATCAGCTGGTAACGTAGCAACACTTAACCGTGTTATCCTACCAGTTATCAGACGTGTTATGCCAACTGTTATTGCTAACGAGCTAGTTGGTGTACAACCAATGACTGGCCCAGTTGGTCAAATTCACACGTTACGTGTACGTTACGCAGAAGGCTTTGATAGCACAAACGGAACAGACACAACAGCTGGTGAAGAGGCGTTAAGCCCATTCAAGATTGCTGAAGGCTATTCAGGCGCAGCGGACGATAAAGCAGCTACTACAGCAGCTTTAGAAGGCCAAGCTGGACGTAAGTTAAGCATTCAAATCTTGAAGCAAACTGTAGAAGCGAAGTCAAGAAAGCTATCAGCTCGCTGGACTTTTGAAGCTGCACAGGATGCACAATCAATGCACGGTATTGACGTTGAAGCAGAAATTATGGCTGCTTTAGCACAAGAAATTACCGCTGAGATTGATCAGGAAGTTTTAGCAAGCCTATCTAGCCTAGCTGGTAATGCCGCTGAAACATATGACCAAGCTGCTGTATCAGGTACAGCTACATTCGTTGGTGACGAGCATGCTGCATTAGCTGTTCAGATCAACCGTGTTGCTAACTTGATTGCACAGCGTACACGTAGAGGCGCAGGTAACTACGCCGTAGTTAGCCCATTTGCGTTAACAATTCTACAAAGTGCAACAACTTCAGCGTTCGCAAGAACAACTGAAGGTACATTCGAAGCACCAACTAACACTAAGATGGTTGGTACATTGAATAATGCAATGAAAGTGTACGTTAACACTTACTCAGCAGATGGTGCTGATGTACTTGTTGGTTACAAAGGCGCAAGCGAATCAGACGCACCAGCGTTTTATTGCCCATACATTCCATTGATGTCAAGTGGTGTTGTATTAGATCCATCAACATTCGAACCTACCGTATCATTTATGACACGTTATGGTTATGTTGAATTGTCTAACACAGCTTCATCGCTTGGTAACGCAGCTGATTACTTAGGTAAAGTTGCAATTACTAATGGTAATGTTAGCTTTAGCTAAGTTTTTATAAACTGAGAAAATAGGACCTTCGGGTCCTATTTTTTTGACTAAATAATTTTAGTATAGTCCGCTTTAGAGACTCGCATAGGTTCATGCGTTAAAAGAATCGTATATCTGTTATTATAGGAGAAATACGATGACTAAAGAACTAACCTTTATATATCGCGGTGTTAAGTATGTTAAAACCGTAAGAGTATAATTCACGTAGGACAAGGATGTCCTTTTTTCAAATCTGTTTTGATAAATACTATTGTCAAATAGTGTGCCGCAAGGCGGACTTATGCTGTTTAACCCACAGCGTACCGGATAGAACCCGGATAGGACTACTTATATAGGAGAAAAAAAATGGGAAGACCAATTAACAAAAGATTTTTTGGACCAGCTACTGCAGGTGGTAATGAAATCAAAGTAGACTTTTATAACGGTGCAGCCGTTGTTGAAGGCTATATCGTAAAGCAATTAGGATCTAAAAAGTTTCGTGTAGCGGCTATCGGTACACCAGCAACAACTTACGATCGTGTATTAACAACTGGTAAACTACCAGCTACGCTAACTGGCACAGAAATGGCTATTAGTGTAAAAGGTGATGACGGTGAAACTTACGGAGTTAGTAAAATTTCAGGACGTAAGGCAACTATCGTTGCTCCAAATGCAACAGGTGCAAACGCATTAGACGGACAGTCAATTGCATGGAACTTTAGCACAAGCGCAGTTGATGGTGCTGTTGAAATCGAAGAAGCTGGTGATGATGATACATTAATCGGCGTAGACGATACAGACTTCACTGAAGACGCATAAGGAATAACTTATGGACAAGTATTTAAGAGTAGCAGACGGAAACTATAGAGTATCTGTTAAAAGCGGTGGTAGAATTACACTAGACACAGGAACGGAAGTTGGTGACGTTTATGTTACTGGCAACCTTGTTGTAGAAGGAACGCAAACTACTCTTGATACTGTTAATACAACAGTTGAAGACAACATAATTGTACTAAACAAAGGCGAAACCGGGAACGGCATCACTAGAGATGGCGCTTCCGGTATTCGTGTTGACAGAGGCACAATAGAAGACGGCCAATGGGTATTTGTTGAAAGTTTAAACTGGACAGATACACAAAATAGTGGCACTACAGACTTAGGTGCATGGAGTGTAAGATCTCCAAGTGGTAGAGTTGGTGGTATTGAAACTGTTAGTATTGTTACTCCGGGTGTTGATTTAAATTTAATGGGTCAATACAATTTATCAGGTAACGTAACACCTAACCCTGGTATGTTAACTGTTAAAGGAACATTTGAATACGAAACTCGAGTAAGTGACGATGATCATATTCCAAACAAAAAATATGTTGACGATACTGTAACAAACTTTTTTGGTACCGTTGTTCCAAACAGAGTTCAAGTAGGCGACACCAAAGTACAAGTGTATGATAATAGTGTTGCAGGTCCAAGTAGAGTTGAAGTAGAAATTGACGGTAACTTAATACAAGATATTCGTCCTACATATTCAGATCAATACGGAATACGAATTGAGCAAACCCTATACGGTACAGAAATAAAAACACTTGGCACAAGTCAAGAAAATTTAATTTTAAGCGCAACAGGAACAGGACATGTTGTTGTTGACGATAATTTAAGACTAGGATATACACCGCATGAAGGCGTTGACGGTGTAACAGATCCTGCAGAACCCGACGATGGAATACTACTGTATGCTAAACCATCACAGGCGGCAGGTACAGGAATGTATTTCGTTAATGCTGAAAGTCAACGCGATGAGATAATAAGTAAAAACAGAGCACTAGTTTTTAGTATGCTTTTTTAAGGAAACAATATGGCAATAGTAAACGAAGCAATTATTGATCAAGGTGGTGGCGACTACAGACACATTATGTTAACTGTGCCAGCAAATAAATCATATGCTATTACAAACATTTTAATATGCAATACGTATGACCCAAGTGCAGCAACTCCGGAGAATGAAACTTGCGAATTTGATTTGCACTTTGTTCCAGCATCTGGATCATACAGCGATACAGTTACTTCAGTAGTAAGAAGACTGTCATTACCAGCAGGTGAAACATTTACTTTAGACACAGAAAAAGTTGTGTTAGATGCAGGTGACAGTGTACAAGTTAACGGCGGACCTTCAGCAAGTGGTACAGGTAGACTAGCCTGTACAGTGAGTTATTTGGATATTACATAATGAGATTACTCAAGGCACAAAATACAAATAGAAGAACTATCTATGGTAGAGGTGTACAGTTTGATGTAGATGATCAAGTGTATATGGAATCTACTAATAGTATACGTGTGCCTAAAGGTACAACAGCAGAACGTCCTGCTAATCCTGAAAATGGACACTTTAGATATAATACAACAGACAATAGATTTGAAGTTTATGAAGCTGGTGTATGGGCAGGCGTTAGAGGAGCAACACCTGTACTTGTTGGAATTACACAACAAGGTTTAGGTAATGGTGATGCATCAGAAACTGTATTTGGACCATTAGCAAGCGGAGATGCAGAATTTCCTGTTCCAGCAGCCGCACAAAACGTGTTGGTATTTGTTGAGAACGTATTTCAAATTAGCACAACAAACTACACACTAGAACAGAGCGTAAGCGGTAATCTTACTGGCCCTAACGCTCCATATGCCGACGGTTGGTATATTAAATTTTCTTCAGCACCAGACTTAGCAAAACCTATTACTGTACTACATAACTT